TTTCGTTATCCATGCAAACCATGCTTCGCCTGAGATCACACTATTTTTTGTAGCCATTTAGATTCTCCTTAAAAATTTGTTTAAAATTGTTATTTAACAATGTATTTAAAATTTTGTTTGTCATCTTTCTCCTTTTCTGATTGTTGTAGAATTATAGCATATAAACTTTCATGTGTCAAACACTTTATTAATGAGTTTCTGCCCATGTGTTTCCCGTTTTATATTCACAAGATAAATTACATTTCATTTCTAATGTATGTGTTGTTTCTTTGATTGCATCTTTGGTTATCTGACCAAATTTTTGAACATCTTTCTTGGCAACTTCAAATTGATATTCATCATGAACAGAAGCTACAAGCTTAACATCTACTCCCGATCTTCGTATTCGATCAGTCATATGAACCAGCCATTGTTTACAGACAATCGCACCTGCTCCTTGGATAAGAGTATTTAAGGAAGAGTGAACAGATCTTATTTGAAACTCTCTTCCATCAAGACCTTTTATCTTTCCTTTCTTTGCTGCTTCTTGTACATTGTTTTTTAGTCTACCTAAAGCTGGCATATTTTTAAGAAATCTTTTAATTAATATAGTACCTTCTTTAGCGCCAGCTCCTACTACCTTACCTATTTTGGCAGGACCGGCTCCATATAAAAATGCATAAATAAATGTTTTAGCTTGATCTCTAGTTTGTAATCCTGCCATGTGCTGATTAGCTGAATGTACATCTCCTATAAGAACCTCACTGGTAAATTTTGAATCATTCATGTAATGAGCTAGACATCTTAATTCCAGACTACTAGCATCTGTTCCCATTAAAATATGAGTATCAGGATTTGATATTGTCCATAATTCTCTACACTCTTTTCCATAAGGGCTATGAGATGCTGGTACTTGGGCCATATTGGGGCTATGATGGGCCATCCTTCCTGTAATGGTCTTAAGGGTAAGAACTCTTCCTCTTACTCTCCTGTCCTCTTCACATTCCTGTATCCAGGCTTTGAGAAGTCCTGTTCTTTTCTGAAGAAGGAAATATCTGCTAAACATTTGTGCTTCTTCCATCTTAATCTTGGAAAGAACTTCTTCATTAATAATAATGTTATCTTTATCTGTGTAGTGTTCAGGTTTCCAACCTTTTTCTATAAGTCGTTCTGCAATCTGTTTTCGGCTAGCTATATTAAAAGGCGTACTTTTAGGTATCTTTTTAACAGGCGAGTAAGTAATGATAGGTTCAAATATTTCTTCAGCTTTGCATTCAAGACCATGCTGTTCATCTTCAAGTTGAGCAAGTAGTATCATTGCTTTTTGGATATTAAAAGCAAATCCATTCTTCTCTTGTTGATCTATGATAGCTCTAATTTTTTGTTCTAGAATATAAGATCTATCTGAAAAATTCTTTCCTTCCTTTTCTAAAGTTCTGGCAAGTCTAAGTGTTAATTCAACATCTCTTTTACAATACTTTAACATCTCTGGACTGTAATATTTATATTCATTGAAGTTTCCTTTAGGAAATTTAAGATTATTTCCCCATGCTTCCAGAGAATGTCCTCCCTCTCTAACCGGATTATAAAGCTGCGACTCAATTAGAGTATCTCTAACTTGTGAAACTTTTATTGTCGAACCTGTAAAACGGTTAAGAACTGGTGCATCAAAACTAATACCATTATGCATAATAAAATTATCAATTCTGGAAGACCAATCTTTAAATTGTTGGCACTCTTCCTGCACCCAAACTTTTTGTTCATTGTTAGAATAAGATTGGGCTACGATGCAATGTATGGTATTAGCTTTTATAGCATCTGTCTCGATATCAACGACTGCGTCTACCATAGGACATATCTACCTGATAAGCTTGTTCAACTGGAATGTGAAAAAACAATTCGCCTTTCCTTATATTTTTATTAGGAGCTTCTTTCACCTCACTTTCAAGTACTGTATTTCCATCTACGTGCCATGCCTTACTGCAATTATGATTAAAAACTATGAATGTTAATAAAGAATTCTTATGATCCTTCTTCCATTTTTCAAGTAATCTTTTCTTTCTATGAGGAATTCGTAATTCCAGCCATGATTCAGGCCATTCTCCTTTCCATGCATACTTAATCTCAACTTCATAAAATTGAGGATTTCCTCCATCATCTGTTTTAACTGTAAGATCAAAGTATGTAGTTTCTTCTGAATTAACTGTACATGCAGGTTGAGTAAACTCTAACCAGTTAATCATATGTTTTTTAGCTGTGCTATCAGCTTTGTCGTAGAGATCTTTATCAAAAGGTTTCTTCATTATTATTCTCCATAAAAGGGTTGTCTACTTGGGTCATACGTCCGGTATCTTTATCATAATGCAGGTAACAAGATACACCAGTGTCTCCAGTATATCTATTTTTAAGAATTCTTATTGTGGTTGTGTTGGCTGTATATTCATCTTCAGCTTGCTGGTTTCGCTCCAATGCTATTACACTGTCTGACAAGTGAGCAATACTAGCAGAGCCTCTTAAATGGGACAAACTTACCTCCTTTCCTTCTTCATGTCCTCGATCACCTGCTGGCCTTCTTAAATGACTAACCAGTATCAAGGCTATCCCAGTTTCTTCTACCAAAGCTCTCAGCTTGGTCATAAGAATATCAATGGACTTACGCTCATCACCATTATCTTCTTGTCCTGATACTAGAATAGATAAGTGATCTAGAAATATCCATTTACAATCTAAAGCTTTCGCCATATGCCTGACCCTATCAAGTATCTCATCATTGGATATAGATCCAAAATGATCGAAAGCATAGAATCTTTTGGTGTTAATAGTTTTCTTTTGCCAATCTCTTAGTTGTTTATCAGTAAATTTCTTCCGAACTTCTTTAATATAAAGTCTAGCATTTGCTTCGACACTCATAATACTAAAAGCAGTGTTACGAATGCTTTCTTCCAAAGCTAAGACACCAATTCCATCTTTAGTATTCATCATGAGATGATACATTAGTTCACGTATTATACTAGATTTTCCCATTCCAGCACCGCTGGTAAAGGTGATAAGCTCACCAGTTCGTAACCCATAGGTCTTCTCATTCATCTTAGGCCAAGGATAAAGACATATCTCACAATCAAATTCATCATAGAGAGACTCACCTAGATCAGCAAGATTTATAATACCTGCTGGAGTATAGGCCTTAGAATTCCACCAAGCCTGAGTAAACTTTTCTCTTTGTCCGGTTTTTAAATATTCATTAGCATCATGTAATTCTAAAGAAACAATTTTACATTTGTTGGGTTCAAAAATTTGTGCAACTTTCTGAGCAGATTCTTTTCCTGGCCTATCATTATCAAAACAAAGAACAATTGTTTCAAATTTATTTAGATAATCAAAGGCTTGCTTGCAATTTTCAAGAGCGGCGGCTGCACCATTTTTAATGGAAACACAAGGCCATTTGGAACCCATCAATTCGTAAGCAGACATAGCATCAAGCTCGCCTTCACAAACAGTAATATATTTACCTGTCTGATTAAACATATTCTGTCCAAACAAAACTGCCTCAGATATCTTTCCTTCAGACCAGATTTTTTTATCTTGAACTTGCCGTATTTTATTAGCTATATGGTTACCCTTTTCATCAAAGTACTGATAAATATGATGGGTAATTATATTACCAGTTTTCTTAACCTGTGTATTATATTTCTTGGCAGTCTCTTTACTAATCTTTCTATCAGGAATATCTGATATTAGACCAGTTGTTTTTCTTCCTAAAACTGTTTCAGTAGACATATTAATAACCTTAAAAGATGTGTTTCTATTTTCTTCTGATTTGTTAAACCTTGTTTGACAACTAAAACAATACGAATGCCCATCTTCATGTTGAACATTCGCTTTACTTGCCCCGCATTCGGGACAAGATCCTCTACTAGGCCATTGACTAACCATAGTATTCTCCTATTATTTTTTAGGTTTGCCTCGTTTAATTTCGTAAGTTAGATCTGGGGAGTAACCTAAGTGTTCACACAATTCATATCTATAACTGAGTTCATTTTCAGCTTCCCTCTTAGTTTTAAAAAAACCTACTGTTACATCACCTCCTTTTCGTTTAAGAATTAAATTCCAGTTAACCATCTTGAAATGTATCTCTCCATATGTTTTGAACGAAATCTTCTTTGTCTTCCATGATTTCATTAATTTCTTGTTTAGCTAATTTTTTAGATTCTTTTTGAGTATATCCTTCTTGACTGTATTGTTTAACCAGATTTCTAAATAAATTATTTCGTTCTTTCTGCCATAAGTTTTTAGCCATTTTTTTCAACCCACTCTTGGTTAGCTTTTTTATAATTTAAATTTTCTAGTTCGATACGTAGTTTTTTTATAGTATTTTCTTTTTCTTCAAGCTGTTTCTTTAAATCTGTAACTTGTTTATACCAGACTTCTGATATAGTTAAATTTTGCATATTATACTCCTATTATTCTTTCATGTCAATATAAAATATATGTAAACCTATTTGACCTAATAATTTAAAATGAGGATCAGAAGCCCAGGAAGGAGTAACATAGGCAGCATGATAATGTGTTGCGCCTATTGTTTGTTTAATTTGCACACCTCTAAGTGCCATTTCAGCAACACTTAAAACTTTTTTCAAAGCTTTTAAATCTTTCATTCGTTCAGATTTTCCATCGCACCAGTAACTAAAATGACATTTATTTCTGACCGGATTTTTTTTCCAATATCTTCCTTGATGAACTACTTTGCATATGGTATTAGGAAAGTTACTGCTTTCAACTCTTGTTAATATAACATTGGCTACCGCCAGTTGAGGTATCATCTCTTCTGATCGAGCCTCATGATAGATAGCTTCAACTAAACAATTAAAGTCATTAGCTTTTGCTGTTGATATTAAAAGAAAACTTGCTATCAGACTTGTCAATACTAATTTCATTAGTGTAGCCTTAATACATGGATGTCTGAATTATACCAGAGGTCTGGTTGCAGACCAATATCATCAAGAAATTTAAATGCTTCTCTTTTTGTTTTAAATCTTTTTATAGAATCTCCCTCTTCATCTGGACAAATTTCCATTGTCCTTAACTCTTTGGGATCGTCAACATGTACTATAATGTATGACATATATATCTCCTATTTTATATTAAGAATAAAAGTAAAAGTATTAAATCCATCAGATACCTCCTACATTTTCACGTTGTATATCATTATGATTTAACTCAACCCAATAAATTTCTAGAGCTTCTGTATATTTATGAGCTTTAAATCTATGTTGCTCACCAGCCGGGACAATGGATAAATCACCTGCTTTTAACAAGGTACTATCACAAAGACCATAGTCTTTCCATCTCTGTATTTCTAATTCTCCATGTATTACATAGAAAGCATTGATCTTACTTTGATGTGCATGTTGTGAACAATATCCCCCTTCCTTAACTTTGATCCTGTGTATTTCTATAGCAGAGGATTGAAGTAATGGTTCAGTAGAACCCCAAACTTTACCTTCTATTACACTCATTTACTTTTCCTCTTCTTCAATTGAATCAGGAATGCTAGGACTATTATAAGAGCAAATTGCTCCGGCCAATATACCCTCAGTGATAACACGATCATGGGTACGACCATGTACCTGTTGGAGATGTGTCGCCTCATTCAAGTGATACATAAGACCTCTAATTTGTTTAGATGTTAAGTTAATTATGTCTTCCATTTATTTTTCCTTTTAGTGTAGTTATCCCATCGTTTTCTCCATAGCCAGCCATCTAATTTAGATACCAAACGAGAGAATTTATCCATCACAATGTTATTCCATATCCATTTCATTATTCTTGCTCCCTTTAAAATAATTCTTCTGATCTTCATAATTACAATCCAGACATACATAGTAATCATAAGGATCAGCACCATTCAGATCAGCAATCCATTCGATATCTGGACTACCACATTGTCCACAATGCCACTGCATCTTAATGCCCTAACTCTAAATTACGTTTGATTGCTTGCTCATATGTCATACATTCAAACTGTTTGATACCTACTAGTGTAGAACCAAAGTTTGCTTTAAGAGATAAAGAAATTTCTTCTTTGTATTCGTTTATATACTGCTCACACAATTTCTTATCAGTGTAAGCAAACGTATGTTGTATCCAACCTAATGGAGGTAGGACATTCAACATTATCAAGACTGTTACAAAATATACTGTCATTTTAATTTCCCTCCATTTCTGCTGAGTCTAATAACCATTGTTCACTTTCTACCTCTTCACAATTTGTTATATCAGACTCCAGAACATCAACAAAATTATCATATTCATCACAACTCAATTTTTCTACTTCAGCAATAGCATCTTGTTCACAGTCAGCATGTACCACATATTCAACCTGTATTTCTTGAAGTACTGTTACAATATATTTTCTCATTATAATCTCCTTGTGATAAAGTGGACCCTCACTTGAAGGCCCACTACCACTGACTAATCAAGCTGCCAACGCCTCCCATTCTGGAGAAACCAACATCTTCCTGACCTTATCTTCTCTGTTAACCTTTACATTATGTGGTGAATTTCCACGCTTACTATCAGGATGGGAAGACCAGTAGGTAGCTGCATTGTATGCAGTCCAGAGGGTTCCTTCATCTCTCTGAGCATAGCTCTCATAGTGTCCACGGCCATGTATGTGACGGTTCTCTTCATCGAAGATCTTCATAAGGTTGGATAGCATTACCTTGTTAGCTACCTTCTTCTTACTGACATTATCAGTACGTTGTGCCAGTGTTTTAGTAAAGAGGTTAATAGCCTCATACCTTTTTACTGGGGTATCATACCAGTTCTTCATCTCTTCAAGACCGGAGCCAGCTATAAACTCACCAGCATTCCTAATCTTGGTAGCAAAGCTGGCAATATTAAAGTTCCTGGTATGCCTACCATAGACATAGGCCAGCTTATCACCAGAGACCAGAGTATTATAACAGAAGGATCTCCATAGTCCCATCATACCATTGTTAGCCCATGTCCGGTTATGGGAAGTCCTAAAAACAAACTCAGGTATAATACTATCTTTACCTTCTCGCATGGTCATCTCATGTGCAGGGAACTTAGCTCTGAGTTCGAGTTTAGCTCCAGTATCATAGACATTAGTTGTAAAGTCAGCGTCAGTCATGTCTATCTTAGCCCTTTGTAAGGCTTGTTCTACACCATCTACTATCTCTGCATACTGAACAGGAAAGTACTCATCACTGACTATACCTATAGGTTCTTTGGTATCTGTACGCCTCAGACCTACCCCAATATGTGAAGGTATTGTATTATGCCAGTCACGTATGTCAGGTACTACTCCTTCTTCCCATTTATTAATAAGTGGGAACTTCTCTACCTTAAAGTCTATCTTGCTATGATCAAACATAGTCTTTCTCCTTAAGTTAATACTATATTACTCAATCAATGTCAAGAAATTCTTCGTACCCTCTTTCAAAAGAACTACGTTCTGTTTCAATCCATTGATTAAGCTCCGTTATATCCAGGTCTTCTTCTGGATCACTTATGCCAACATACTCCTCGACCATTGGCATACACCATACATCTCCTCCACGTTCCAGGAATTGATGTACCTCTTCAGTGTTTCTAAATTTAATTTTCATGATTTACGCCTTTTATGAGGGATTGATTTGCCATTAAGACTAGTTATAAGTTTGTCATCACTGAACAATGTTATTTCTTCAGTAGTGACTTCTTCACTCCACTTTGATTGGCTCTTAATCTTTATACATGTAATCATACCAGCATCTTTTGCTAAATCGCTGGAAGTTATACTTACTTCCTTTACAAAATGAATTGAAGAATTCATCTTACTTCTCCTTAAGTTTAAATAAAATGTATGGCTCTCCTCCTGATACCTGTAGGGATAGTGCTTTAGCTGTAGGATCTAAAGGCTGCTGTTCTACATAGTGCCAGGAAGCTCCAGCTTTTATTTGTACGTTAGCCGTATCAAAAAACTCTGCGTTATTTGATATGAAAGCTGTTGTTAGTAGTGGTATTACTATCGTTAACATTATCATATGCTAGTCCTTTCTTTGTGTTTAATTTTCCTATTATACTTCTTTCTTCCTTTCTTTGCAAGCACTATTTTGTGCGACAAAGCTCTTAGCCAACGCCAGTTAGGGTCACGTTGTTTTTTCATTGTCCTCTTTCATAAGATTAGCTATCTCTTTTTGTAATTCTGGAAGTGTTTTCTTCGATTCCTTTTCATAATCTTCGATAACACCCAGTAATTCCCGGACATCTGCACGATAGAGGGACCAGTACATTTCTTTGTCAAGCTCTTTCCTACTGTGCGCCCAGTTATCGGCTTTCATTAAATTTTCATAGGCAGTTTTCTTTACTTGGTCTATTCTTTCCTTTGTTCTTAGCATTTTTTGTTTATCCTTACTATTAAATCTAATTCATCAGGCCAATCATCGCACTTACATTTAGGTTCTTTTCCTAAACCTTCGCAAATATATTTCCAGATTTCAGGTTTCATATCCTCTTTGTAAAAGACAACACTCGTTTCATCATAGTAATCCAGTCTCATATCAATCTCCTAAGTTCTTGAATATGTGGGCGATAACGTCCACGGTCCATCCATTACCCAGCATTTTGTAGCGTTGGGTATTGGATACATGTGCAGTGTACCCTTCCGGTACTGTCTGCAATCTCTCGCACTCAAGCGGTGTTAGCTTACGCCATTTCAAATTATCTGTTGCAATTTTTGGTTCCCTGTTTCCACCAGTACAGGCGGTCAAGGTAGGTGACTTACCTTCTGGATGATAGACCCTCTTGATTAGGTCATGCCCCTTCAGGTCATGGCACATACCTTCATTGCTAAATACAAGTTGTCTTCTACTCTTTTCAAAATAGTTCTTCAAGGAAGATAGGTTTCCACCCTTGAAATAATTTGCATCTAGGCAGTGAGCCTTGTCCCTATCCACAAAGTTAAATACTATCTGACGTTTAGATTTCTCAAAGTAATCTTTAGGTCTGGGACCATTCTTATAGGTAGAGGTTACACAAAGAGCCTTGTCTCTGTCCACCAATCCATCCTCGATGATATCCTTGAGCATGATACCTCGATCCTCTGGCATGGTGAAGGGGATGTTAGTCCAGTACAATCTCTTCCTGTTCTGAGCGGATACAAGGTTGCTGTTAATCATGACAGGTTGGACACCCAGATACCTGCTAATAATATCTTGGCTCTCTTGCTTCATGCGTACATTTTCCAGGAGAAACCATTTAGGTTCTGTCTCATCCATGAGCCTGACAAACTCAAAGAATAATTTAGATCTGGGATCATCAAAATTTAAACGACTGCCAGCAAAGCTGAAGCCTTGGCATGGCGAGCCGCCTATTAATAGATCAATCTTGGGACGCAGGTGTGCATGTAACATTGAGTCGTTCCAGGTTAGATCCTTTACATCTCCTAGCTGGAAGATGTCTGGATAGTTAGCCTTGGATACCTTTATGGCAAACTTGTCTATCTCACAAGCATAGTATTTATCCACAGATATCCCGGACTTTTCCAAAGCTATTCGACCATAAGACATGCCGTCAAAGAGACTTAGTACATTCATTTCTTATTCTTTCCTAGTAACATGTTGATTAATTTATTCAGCTTAAAAATTCCTTCAGTAAGCTCCTTATTTTTAATGTATTGCAATTGCAGTTGCTCTTGCAACTCCTTTACATTTTTCCTTAAAATATCCTCTGTATTCATATCTTGTTTATCTCAAGTATAGTTTCCTCGTTCACTACTATTACTTCCTCACACAAGTATAGAACTTGTTTTACTTCATCTATACTTTCTTTTGTCTTACTTTTTAATATTACTTTCTCAAGTAAGTATTGAATTGTTTTTACTTTATCTGTACTTGATCTTATCATGCCTATTACTTCCGGTTTTTTTCCGGTTATATGTGCATCGTTAATAGGCATGTGCATTTTTAACATCTTATCATATTCTTCCTTGGAATATTTCATGTTAGCATTCCTCTATTCTTGCATCAGGATATTCCAGCCGAGCATGTGCCATATTTTCCAGACATGTATCATATGTAGCATTTTCTCCATCACCTGAACAGGTACTACATTCGACCTTACTAACTGTCACTGCCATTTCTGGATTTCCCGATAGCGAATGTTGATAACAAATTGTACCTTTTCCAGCACAGTCTAAACATTCCAGTATAATTTTATATCGCATCTTGTATCCTTTCAGATTATAAAATTAAAAAAGATTAGGAAAGCCACAATGACAGTCAATCCTAATAATAATTGTAAAAAGTTTACCATATTTTTCTCCTTTCCATGTCGATCTTCTATTATACCACATGTGAAAGAACGAAAATAAAAGCAGCCATGATTATCATTCCTATTGAAAGAACTAATAACTGTTTCATAAAATCTTTCCAGAATTCCATGTTTGTTCTCCTTTCTAATGTTGATAGTCTAACTGAAGAAGCCGCCTTTACATATTTCATTAAGCATTACTCCATCTCCGTAAAGTAAAGGGTATCATCCTCGATTAATTCTTTTAAATGAGAATAGATAATATCCTTAATTGTTATGTAAGGTTCCCCATCTAAACCACTAGGTACGTTAAGGGTTAAAAGTATTTGATAAGTTTTTTCCATTACTCCATTTGTTATATCAGACTCCAGAACATCAACAAAATTATCATATTCATCCTTCTCCATCTCTTTCTCTGTTAAAGTTTCAGCTTCGAGTTCTGCTTTGTCCACATCCTTATGTATTGCCAGCATTTTTTCTAAATGCTTTTCATAAAGAGTTTCATATAAAGCATCGTTGTATTGGTTACTCATGGTCTTTCTCCTATCTAATTATAACATACTTGTTAATGTTGATAAAGTTTTATTGTCCTCCTTTTTCCTATTGTAGTTTGACTGAAGCAGCCACCCTTACATATTGCACAATGTCCCTTGATTTTCTTCTTAGTCTTGGGACATTGGAACATGGGTTCATCTGTAGCTGGATCATGATTGAGTTCATCATCTCCATAGAACATGATGTTCCATCCATCACGGTTAAGCATCTCCCATTCTTCTTTGGTAGTGCTTGGATCAGTGCTGGCATTCAAAGCCAGGTTAGGCAGGGGCATGAGTTCCTGTTCGATTAAAACTTTCATGATAGGATCACGCCATGCCTTGGTTGGTATCCACAACTCATCATCGGGCATTGCCTGACACATTGCCTTCACCCGATAGACATCCTTTACATCCTTCAAGGATTCCCCTCTAGTGTTAAGTCTTTTTCTTTTGGTTTGTTTTCTTTTACGTTTAAAAAAGTTGGCAATATTTTCATGGATATTTTCCGGTGTTAGAGCTTGCCAATCTTTCTCTATCCTTATGTCACGCTTAAACATATTGGGATAAAGTTTATAGAGTTTTATATTAAAGCACGTTTCATCACAGTAAGGTGATCGATGGATACATGATCCTTCAACATCACCTACATCATTGATGGGTCTGTCACTGGCGAACATACCAATGTCATCACACCATCTGAACAGATCGTTAAACATTTATTTACTCCTCACGTTGCTACCCCTTACCGATACCATATCAGCAAGGGGTATGTCAACATTCATCTACTTACTATTTTTGCAACGAATACGCCATACCCTAATGCCGCCCGTTACTTTTCGATAGGCCATTCTAAATTTAGAATTCCACCGTTTAGTATAATTAGAACCAGCATTACTAACTCTGGCTCCAAATTTATCTTGAGTAATAGGCGAACAGGGTATTAGAAAGGAATCGCCTACCTTCATGTCATGAAATGGATACATTCCGGTGTATCCATCAATATTATTGTTATGCCAAGTTGGAATCGGCACACCTTTTTCTATAGTAAACCGATTTGTTTTCTCTACTACAACTTGATCATCGTTTTCTTCTTTAACAAAAGCTAAAGTATTCATAGTTACTACTCCTAAAGGTTAGGGGAAATTGTGTCAGCCTTTCCCCATAGGCTGTCTTCTCGTAAAATGTTTAGGAAAGTACAGTTCGCCGCCGTTCATTCGTTTAGCATGGTTGCAGTTGGCACATAGTAATTGGTAGCGATCCGGTTCTTGTAAGTAATGCCTTAACTCTATGGATGGTGCGTTGTTTCCATCTCCCGAATAATCGGCATCGTTTTCTATATGGTCTATTTGAAAAAAGATGCTGTCTTTTTCTCCGCAATTAACACATTGGTTGCCCATCATCTTGAACATTTCCTTGCGTTGGCGAGCTACTCTAAGCTTTCTTCCTAGCTTTTTGTGATGTTTCCTACACAATCCGCTGTCTAATTTTCGCACGTTACCATTACCCCGAATAGGCTCATCACAATCTTCTAACTTACATATACCTCGCACCACACTGGTTGAGCATGGATGACAACAGTAATGATTGGCTCTTTCATGGCGTGATTTAACACCAGCCCTATTGAATACCTTTTTACAGTCAGGGTTATCGCATTGGAATGTCCACTTATAACCTGTCTGAGTTATTGACCCTTTGCCACTTTTATATTTGTAAGGTTCTTTTTTAAGTATCATATGTCACCTCTAGAATTCAACGCCGTTACCTACATCAGCAACGGTAAGTCCATGTTCCTTCCACATTCTGATTACAGATGGGCGGTCATCAAATGTTAGGGTGTAGAATTTCATACCCTTCCATTTACCTTTACGCACCCTCTTACCTAACTTACTTCCGGTGTCAGGCTTAATGAATTTGTAAGGATAGGTTAACGGATCATGTACATTTTTCTGGTACATGGTCTGACCGTTCATGATAGCTCGATGATCGGATGATAGTTTCATGTTACTTTATCCCTTCTATTACTATTTTAGCTGCTTCCAGCCGTCTCTCTTCTTCTTTTGTATTCAACCATTGGCACATGGTTAAGGCAAGTATCATGTTATGAATTGCCCAACGTGGCTGATTGCCAATGATCCGTTTAGCTTCTTGATATGTCATACTCATACCTTACTCCTCGTTGTGATAGAATTCCTTACGGATAATTCTGGTTCTATCTTGCCAGACACATCTGATACCTTCCCTTAAAATAGTTAAGGTCAGCATCAATTGGTGTTTGATACCCTTATTCCAGTTACATATCCAATCAAAGTATGGAATAAACAGAACCGGAACGAGCCAGTCCATACTATCTCTATGATAGTATTCCCTGCCCCATTGGTCATTGGATTTTCTGATATCGTAAGCCATTTACTTCCCTTCCATTTTATAAATTTCCTTAAGCATATCGGTACGCTTCCCCAATATGTTAAGCTTGTGCTTCTTGGTTGTCAAGTTCTTCTTAAACTTTTCAAAGTCAAAGCTTACATTCTGTAATGCTTCCAGCATAGCCGATTGAAACTGCTGTTTTGAATAGGTAGATTTATCTAACGGCGGGTTCTTTCCTATACCTTTTAATTGGGCCAATTGCCTGACCGTTCTAGATACATGATCTAGATGATCAAGTGTCAGATTCCCTTCTTTAAATTGTTTACTATCTGACTGTAGTCTACCGCTTTTCTTATTAAATATAGACACTAGTACTCCATAGCTAATGTAAGGATGTTCTGCCTTAACCTTATTGTATATTTTATAAGGTGTCCTACCCATTACAGCCCAGTAGTTAGCAAAGTCTCCATCATCCCAGTTTCTCTGATTGGTATTGATAGCTATCATGTTCTCGTACATATGAGATACCTGCATGACATAGTACGGGATGCCAAGGGCTGTTGCTGCTAGATACCTATGGTGTCCTTCACGGATTTTACCGTACCTATCCACAAGGATTGGTACATCTTTCAAAGCCGAACCCTTATTCTTAAAGCTCTCGATCAGGTTCGCCAAGTGACCGCTCTTTACTATTCGTTGAGTTTTATGTGGCCTAAGTTCACGGTATAGTGGTGACTTGTCTGTCACTTCATAGACAGTCCGTTCTACTTTTAATTGTGTAAACATATTGTTTACTCCTAAAGGTTAGGGAAATTGTATCAGCCTTTCCCCGTTAGGCTGTCTTGTTTATAAATGGTTTCTCCTTTTTAACTACCAGTTCTCCCCTTTCATCATAGGTTATATTCTCCAACGGTGTATCATAAGGCAACGTTGAATTAAGATAAAGATGAAGCAGCTTAGATAATTCGTAATCCTGTTCAATTACGATACTCTTTATTGCTATTCCATCTTTATTTGTTGTTTTTACTACCGACATATTTATCTCCTTCCTAATTGTTAACCCATTTCTCTGCAAACAGAGCCTTATCCAACATTGCATCTGCCTTGGCCTGTTCACCGGAATTTTCCAGAGCTGCGGCCATCTTCAGTCTGGAATCTATTGCATTAATTTCCAGAACTCGACCATCCTTTTGTATAAATGTAGTCATGCTTTCTCCTTACTTGGTTATGGAACAGGATTGTTCCTTTTCAAAAAGTGCATCGATACACTTTTCAAACAAATCTGCCTGACCTTTTGGTAGTCTTACCATGAGGTCGAGACATCATGACAGGCTCACAGTATTCAACGCCGTCCACTGTGAACCTGAGAAATCCATCAAAGCTTTTACACTTTGCAAGCTGTGTACCTACGCTGCATCCGGCTTTATCAGGCCATTTAGATGATGTGTGTGGGTATCCGCTGAGTATTTCCCCTTGTTCATCTATACTCTTGGCAGAACTATGAATTGTTGACAATTTTTTAAGATCAGTTCTGATCTCTTCAGTGGCCCTAACACTTACAACATTGGTACTGAATGGGAGTTTACTTTTCCCGACAAAATTATCTATTTCTTTTTCAGCCTGTCTTTGTTTACCTTTCCATGTTTTACTTTCTTTTATTTGTTGTGTCTTGCCCCCAACACTTACAACGTTGGTGCTTAGAGGCAGTACACTGACAGGTGATTGACATGCACTTGTTTGTTTACTCATTCTTTCTTGCCTTTCAAAAGTGTATCGATGCACTTTTCAGATCAGTCATTTAAACCAGCCTACTATAAAGATAAAAATAAAGTTAGTCAATAGGTTGAGCCTTTTTTCCCTTTACTATCAGCAGGTTACAGGCAATTCGATGTTACCCTGGCTGTGGGTACATATTCCATGCGTACACATTACATGATGTATTTCCAGGCTGTGCAGCTACGTTACATGTTCCATATATAAATCCGGTTAGACCGGAAATTAAACAAAAAAAAAGGGTCTAGAACAATGTGTCCTAGACCCTTAATATTACGAACCTTGAGCGTTAAATTTGTCAGTTAATTCGTTATTCAACCTGTCATAATTGTAAAGATAATTAATGACAGTATTCGACCAACCATCAACCTGTTTTTGCTCATCATCAGATAACTCTTTGTCAGTTAAGCCGTGAGTATCGTTGAAAGTATCAATGCAAGAACTGTATATTTCAACAGATGAATTACTAAGGCAATTAAGCTTTTCTTGGGACTGTGATTTACGATCAAACCTAGCATCAAATACCTTATTCCATGATGTTAGTTTCTTACTGTCCCACGCTTTAATGATATCATCGGCGGCCATTTTATCGAATGCCTTTTGAACCTGCTTATCATTAACATAACGTGAAAGCTTTTTAAACGTATCATCGGAAATAGAACCGCCGTTGGCTTTATCCTCAAATTCACGCATTGCCTTGTTGAAAGCTTTCAAGCCGATTTTCTGCATATTCCTCATTTGAATATGAATTGCAACTCTAATACGTTTTAAGCTTTGAATAACCTTGCCATTGGCTTGGTTGTCCTTAGTTAAGCCGTTAGCCTGATCAACGTTCGCTGTCAATAAGGCGATTAAGAAAGCAATTGTTACCTTGCCACTAGCTGGCTTGGCAACCTGTTCGGTTGCTTTTGGCTTATTTGACGTTTTTTTAGCTGTTTTTGTAGTCATAACTATAAAATCCCCTAAGGAATTATAACAGCTATCAACGCACTGTTCGAATAACAGCGTGTTCTAGCTGTTATCTGATTTTACTGTCATCCTATTTCGGTTAGGGTGTTAGGATGTAACCCTTATCAACATTGTTATTAACCCTAGAACAATCTAGGTAACTGATCTGACAACCTAACCGAAGCATAACGAATTGAATAAGTATGTCAATACATCCAACTGAAAAGTGTATCGATGCACTTTCCGAAGAGATCAAAAGTGTATCGATGCACTTTCCGAATAGATCAAAAGTGTATCGATGCACTTTCCGAAATAGGTCTAAACTCTATTCTTTACTCTCCCTTGTGAAGACATTACTCGACACCCTCCGCATAAGCAATCCCCAAGTATCAAGCAAGTAATGACCAAGTAATGACCTAAGACCTGGAAAACTATACTGTACCGGCCAAATAAAGGTAACTATTAATAATGTATCCCCAAGTAGTTAGTAAAGATCGAGGCCCCGCCCCAAAAAAAATGGCTCATGTCTGATATATATATATATGACCTCCAATTATTTACTAAAAATTTAAGGAAAAGTCATCATTAAGATCATCTTGGTCGGATTTTAATAACTATCTAGATATATATTATATATATATATATATATAAATACTTCTTGCCATTTTAAGAATTATAGTGTATAATATATATATGCTTAATGTACAAGAAAATTATCTGGAATCATTTATCAATCTTAAAGGACTCTTATCTCAAAAGATTAATCAAGAGTCTAATACAGATTTCTTGACCTTTGTCAGATTAGTAGCTCCTACCCTTGTTCCTGAATTCAAGATGGGAAATCATATAAAAATTATCTCTGATAATCTTAAGGATATGGAAGAAGGGAAAATAAAAAGACTGATGGTCTTTCTTCCACCTCGTTCCAGCAAGTCCGTGATATGTTCCAAGTTATTCCCTGCCTGGTACATAGGAAGAAATCCTAATCATGAAATTCTGACTGTCTCTCACAGTGATCAATTGTCTTCTGACTTTGGCAGGTCTGTCAGAGACATTGTCAACACAGAAGAATTCCAGAAAATATTTAGTGGTGTCTCTCTAAGAAGCGATGTCAGGGCAGCAGGTAAGTGGAAGACAAATCAGGGAGGAACCTACTATGCTGCTGGAGTGAGATCCCAGATTGCAGGTCGGGGAGCGCATGTGGCAATCCTGGATGATGTCATGTCTGAAGAAGATGCTTTCTCAGATGCAGGTAGAAGGTATATCAAGGAGTGGTATCCGGCAGGTTTAAGGACTCGTATCATGCCTAACGGTGCCATTGTAATTATAAATACAAGGTTTCATTACGACGATCTGTGCGGATGGCTTCTAAAACAGCAAGAGAACATGTCTGAGTATGAAACCATTCCTTGGAAAGTTATAAAAATTCCCGCCTGGTTGGATGAAGAAGCAGCAGAGTTACTGGATCTTCCCATAGGAGGAAGTTACTTTCCCGAATGGAAATCGGAAGAAGTTCTCAGAACAGACGAGAACGAGATCAAGGCCAGTAATGGAAGTCGGTACTGGAACTCGCTCTATATGCAAGATCCTACCCCTGAAGAAGGAGGTTTAATTAAAAAACGATGGCTACAGAACTGGGAAGATCCTGAACCTCCCTCTTGTGATTTTGTCATACAGACCTTTGATACGGCTTTCTCAACCAAGACCACGGCGGATTTCAGTGTAATTCAAACATGGGGTATATTCTACCTGTATGATCAAGACGAGAGAGGATATGAAAGTTATGCTCCGCATTTGATTTTACTGGGAAACATCAAGGGACGTTTTGAATACCCTGAACTAAGGAAACTGGCACAGAAGTTATATAACGAGCATAGACCTGATGTCTGCATGATAGAGAAGAAAGCATCTGGACAATCTCTGATACAGGATATGCGAAGAGCAGGATTGCCTGTCATGGAATATCTTCCTGACCGAGACAAGGTATCCAGAGTGTATGCGGCTTCGCCTATTATGGAATCAGGAAGATTATGGATACCCAAGAACAAGAAGTGGGCGGATGACCTGATAGAGGAACTAATCCGGTTTCCCAATGCAGCTCATGATGATCAGGTAGATGCTCTGACAATGGCGGTACACTATCTGAAAGAGTCCTGGCACCTTACTCACCCTGATGATCCAGACCTTGAAGATGAACCCAGAGAAAATAAAAGTACTTATTGGACATTTTAATTTGGGAAATGGACAATTGTATGGTATAATAGTGTAGGGATTAGAGGAAAAATATGGCTAGAACTTTCAATAAAGCGTATGATCATATTAACCAGATGTTGAATGGATCTGGTTTGTCTCCTATTGTCTACAGACAAGGCGCAGGAAGTATAGTAGGAAGAGGACTTCAAAGAGCTTATAAAGATCTTCCTTCAACTGCCAAGTTTTATCTTCGACAATTTCAAGATAAAGATATTACTGATAAAGAATTAAAATCTCTTTTAACTGAAGACGAAATATATGAAATAAGTAAAGCTATAGAACGAAATGAAGCAGCAGAAAAAGGAGATAAACCACTTTTAGATAGAGAGGGAAATCCTGTCTTAGATGACGATGGTTCAGTTATGATGGTAAAAGGACCAGTAGAAGGAGAAGTAACTTGGGAAACTCCTGGTTATAGACAAATTGCTCCACAAGGTCTTAGTCACCTATTTAATGCAAGCCCTCTTTTTAATCTTCAAAATACTTTAGGAAAATTTAAATATGGTCCTCCTAATTTAGCAGGAGAAAGAATTATAACTGATAAATATAATTGGCATCAGGGAGGAGATAAGCCAGGATTTAAAGCAGTTTTAGACAGTATCAGGAGAGACAAACATGTACCTATAAAATTTCTTGCAGAAAATATAGCAGCATCTATACAAGGAAAAAAGGGTAAGGGACCACGTATAAGAGGAAAAATTAATCCTTATAAATGGAAATTTGGAGAATCAGGTACATATGATTATGGTCAAGATCGGGGAATGCAGGGAAGTTTACGAGGTATGGAAGGATATTCATATGATCCTCAAACAGATACGAGTTTTATAGATGACGCAGCTATAGATACAACAGCCGCATTTAAACATGGAGGACAAACAATGCCTGGAGGGTTATCAGGAATAAGGAAATCTATTAATATAAATGGAGAGCCTCATAATCTTGCATGGATAAATTCAGATGAAGCTTCTGCTCTGAGAGCTATGGGTGGTAGTGGTAAACCCGGACCAATGGGTATCCCTAGTTATCAGTGGGGAGATTATCCTACTGATGAACAATTTGATCTGGCAATAGCTACTGAAGCTGGTCCTTATAGTATGTCAGAAGAGGTTATTACACCAGAACAAATGGCAATTGCAGAATCTGCTATAGGTCAATCAGGTTATCCACAAGATATATCAGTATTACCTCAAGTTACTGAATCTTGGGAAGAAGTTTTTGATCCTAAAAGTAAAGTTATAATGGGAGATCGTGCAAGAATAGCAAGAGCAGTAGATGAAGCTCAAAAAGCAGGAAGAGGATTACATCCCTCTGAAAGACGAGATCGTAGCATATCAAGAGATGCTCTTAGAACAACTCTTGAAGAAAGTTTACCAACCCTTGAAAGACAAAGAGGCCCTCAAGAATTAAGCCAAGCTTACCCTTGGTGGGCACCATTTGCACTTCCGATTAAAGCGCTTGGTGGTATAGCAGGATGGTTAAGAGGAAATACTGCACCTGTAATAGCAACAGTTATGGTAGAAGGTGAAAGAATGAATCTACATGAAGATGGTACTCTTTCAGAAATACGTGCTGGTGATCAAACAACAGAAGATGCAGATTTATATAAACAACCTCTACCTATACAAACAGCTAGAGAAGGACTTACTTCTACTGTTAAAGAAGAAGAAAAAGAACTAACAGGAATTGCAAAGTTACTGGATAAACGTAAAGATAAACCTACAAAAGGAGAGACACTTCAACCTCAGTTTGATAACATCGTAGCTGCTGGATTTAGCAGACAAGAAGCGGCTGACATGCTTAACCAGCCCGTAAATATTTTTGCATAGGATAAATAATGGCAACAGAAAAAAACCCATATGAGATGATACCAGAAGAAATTCCTAACGTAATTCCTATGGTTCCAGAAACAGAACTTGATGCCAGTTTTGAAGTAGCTGATGATGGTGGAGTTATAGTAGATTTTTCTGAAGAGTCTAGTATAGAGATGCAACCATCAGAAGATATTGCTGAATGGTATGGTGATCTTGCAGAAACTCTGGAAGAATCAGATTTATTTGAGATAGCCACAGATGTTATAAATGATTTTCAAGCAGATAAAGATTCCAGAGGTGAATGGGAGTCTATGTTTGAAAGAGGCTTTGATCTTTTAGGATTAAAACTTGAGCCGGGATCAGAACCTTTTGAAGGTGCTTGTACAGCCGTTCATCCTCTTCTGATAGAATCAGCAGTTAAGTTTCAATCAAAGGCTTCAGGAGAACTCTTTCCCAGTGGAGGTCCAGTAAAGGCAAACATACTTGGCAAGATAACTCCTGAGAAAGAGACACAAGCTAACCGTGTTCAGAATTTTATGAACTATCAGGTTACTGAACAGATGCCAGAATATTTTGATGAATTTGAAAGAATGCTTTTTCATCTTCCCTTGATAGGATCAGCATTTAAAAAAATATATTATAGTTCTACTCTTAAACGTCCTGTCTCTGAATTTGTTCCCATAGATCAATTTTATGTGTCTTACTATGCAACTGATCTGAGGAATGCGGATAGGTATACCCATGTTATTAATCGGAGTCCGGTAGAATTACAAAAAGATGTTATAGCTGGTGTCTATAAGGATGTAGATCTTCCTAAACCTAATCAATCCAATATAACATCTTTCACAGAGAAAATGGATACTATTCTAGGATTGTCTCCCTCTTCAGATAATGATCCTCAATATATTTTATTGGAACAACATCGTTATCTAGATATCGAAAATAAAGATCAATCGCTCCCCTATATCGTAACTATAGAAGAACAAACAAGACAAGTACTAAGTATTCGTAGAAACTATGAACAGAATGATCCGAATATGGAGAAGCGTAGTCACTTTGTCCATTATCGATTTGTTCCGGGTTTTGGTTTTTATGGATTAGGTCTGATACATTTCCTTGGTAATCTTACCATGAGTGCAACTGCTGCAATGAGATCTCTAATTGATGCAGGTCAGTTTGCAAATCTGCCTGGAGGTTTCAAAGCCAAAGGACTTAGAATGGTTGGTGATAATGATCCCATCTCCCCGGGTGAGTTCAAGGAGGTTGAAGCAACTGGAATGGATCTTTCAAAGGCTATTATTCCTCTCCCCTATAAAGAGCCTTCCTCTACTCTATTTCAGATGCTCCAGTTCGTAGCTGCTGCTGGTCAGAAGTTTGCGGATAGCACGGAACAAGTTATTTCTGATGCTGCCTCCTATGGACCCGTTGGTACAACTATGGCTCTCTTAGAAGCCAGTAGTAAGTTTTTCACAGCCATACATAAACGTCTTCATAAATCTCAGAAAGATGAATTTAGAATTCTGGCAAAGATAGATTATGATTATCTTCCTGATGAATATCCTTATGATGTTCCATTTGAAGATAGAAGTATATTTAAAAATGATTTTGATGGACGAGTAGATATAGTTCCTGTCTCTGATCCTAATATACCATCCAATGCTCATCGTATGATGCTGGCTAACATGGCTCTTCAAATGGCACAGCAATCACCTCCTGGTATGTTTAATCTAGAAGCATTAAACAGAACTATTCTTAATGCAGCTAACATGCCTAACATGGAAGAGATACTTCCTCCCAAGATAGAACCAAAGCCAATGGACCCTGTGTCGGATATCATGGCCGCTACCAAAGGAATTCCTATAGCTGCTTTTCCAGGACAGAATCATGATGCTCATATTCAGACAAAGATGGCATATCTTCAAGATCCTGCTAATGGAGCCAATCCTATTATGCAAAGAATACGTCCTCTTCTGGAAGCCAATATTCAAGAACATTCTGTGATGAAGTATCAAGAGCAGATGAACGGGATGACACAACAGATGATTGAGCAAATGCCTCCAGAACAGGCCCAAAATCCTGCTGTTGTAGAAATGGCAATGGCTCAAGCTGCTCAACAAGTAATGAATGCTAATCAGGCTATAGGAATAACACAGTCACCTGAACAACAACTGGTCGCTCTAGAACAAGCCAAGGTAGAACTAGAAAAACAAAAACTACAATCTGATACAATGGTTCAAGCTGCTGAGATGGAATTAAAGAATAAGAAACTTGAGCTTGATGAAAATGAACAGATTATTGATATGCTCAAGACAGGTGCAACTGATAACTTCAAGAGAGAGAAAGCAGAACTTGACAGAGATTCTAAGAAAGAATTAAAAACTCTGGATATACTATCCAAGATCGGAATTGAAGAATCTAAATTAGATGCTGAAGATGAAAGAGTTAGACAAAGAATAATGAAAGACTTATTAGAACAATATAATAAAGATGAGAAAGATCTGGATATGAAGGGTCTAGATGCTCTAGTTAAAATGGCTATTGAACAATCCAAGAAAGATAAAGGAGATAAAGAATGACAATAAAAATTCCAGAAATGACGAAAGGTAAAGGCTATATTACTTATAAACAAACAAGTTCTGATAAACCAGTAACTTATGGAGATCCTTTCAAAAGTGATTGTATTGGACCTTGGGAAACACTAGCTGACCTTAATGAATGGGGCTATGGTGAATTTAAATTTCCAGAACCAGCAAAGAAAAGTCGTAAGAGTACCTTATACACCTAATGGAACTCTGGGATGAGGTTATTCAAGAGTATAATGAAGAGATTCAAAGACTCAGACTTTCATTAGGAAATGGTTCGGCTGATGATTATGCTCATTATAGACAACTTGTAGGTTCTATCCAAGGTTTAGAGTGGGCTAGAATTAATTTAAATGATATAATTAAAAAACGAATGTATTCAGAAGAAGAGGAGTAAAATGCAACAAGTACAAATGGGTAAGGCCCTAAAAAATGATTCATGGATCAGTGATCCTACTGAAGTAGAAGATCCAGAAGTATTACCTGAATTACCGGGATTTCATGTTTTGGTAAGACCAGTGTCTGTAAAAAGTCAAACAAAAGGTGGAATTTTTATTCCAGATTCAATTAAAGATGATATGTCATATCTTACCACGGTAGGTAAAGTATTAGCTCTGGGTAAGTTGGCATATCTGGATAGGGATAAATTTCCAGCAGGAGCTTGGTGTAATGTAGGTGATTATATATGTTATGGTAAACATGCAGGAACAAAGCTTTTTTACAAAGGAGTAAGACTTATTTTACTCTTTGATGATCAGATTACAATGAAGGTTGAAGATCCAAAAGATCTAGATCCAACATTTAATTTAGGAAAAGGATCAACATAATTTGGAAAATCGTTAATTGTATGGTATAATAGTATATCGTTAAATCGTTGATTTCGTAAACAACGGAGGTAAGAATGGATAAAAAAGAAGAATGGGGAGATATAAATCTTTCGAATGAGGAACAGAAAATTGAAATTGAGCTTGAAGATAATGAGTCAAATTCTGAAGAGGGAGTTGAAGAATCTAAAGAAGCCCAAAACTCAGATGGTAAAGGAGATGCTCCAGAATTGGAGGGCATTAATACCAAAGGAGCAGAAAAACGTATTCGACAACTTATCCGACAGCGCAAGGAAAGAGATGAACATATTGCTGCTCTCATTCAAAAAAATGAGGAGTTAAATACAACTCTCAGAACACAATATAAGGAAGTAGACGAGGTTAATAAATTAAGTCTTGATGCTTCTGAAAAACAATTAACTGATAAACTTGAGCTTGCCAGATCAGTTTATATGGAAGCTTTTGAAGAAGGAGACAAAGAAAGAGTTCTTAAAGCACAGGAAATGTTAAATGATGCACAGACTGACTTGAAAGCAGTTTCTTCTGCTCAAAAAAATTATAAAGAAGTACCTGTACAAGAACCTCAATATCAACCACCGCCTGTGCAACAAGCTTCTGATCCAAGGGCTGAAGAATGGGCTGCAAGAAATAATTGGTTTGGACAGGATAATGTTAAAACCGCTGCTGCATTAGCTATAGATGCAGAACTTAAAAGCGAAGGTTATGATCCAACCGATAATGATTTTTATCAGGAAATTGATAAGAGAATTAATAAAGCGTTTTCTCAAAATATAGAGGAAACTACAGAACGTGTGCAGGATAATACGTCACCACCTGCTCAAGTAGTATCGGGGAGTTCACGCTCATCCCCATCCAGTTCTAATAAAGTTAAACTATCAAAGGAAGATGTTAGGCTTGCACAGAAATGGAATATACCACTTGAACAGTATGCTGCTGAAAAGCTAAAAGTTTCTGATGCTGACGGCAATTATACTAATATAACTTAGCGTGGAGGAATGAAATATGACACGAAATGAAACACGTAGTAATACTAATCGGGAAACTACAACAAGAGAAGTCGAAGAAGAATATGTCTTTGAGGAGCCAGATGCCCTCTCTATACCGGATTCGGTACAAGCAAGATTTGACAATGAGGCTATGTCTCTCCGTTGGATACGCATATCTGTAAAAGGTGAAGATGACATCGCAAATGTTGGTAAAAACCAGCAACAGGGATGGATCTTCGTAACTCCTGATGAAGTTCCTGAAATGGCAATTACATCCTTCGTAAGGGAAGAAGGTCGCTATCTTGGAGCCGTCTGTCGTGGAGACGTAGCGTTGGCAAAGAAGCCAACAGCAAAGGTAGAGGCCAGACAGAAATTTTATGAGAAAAAGGCTAATGATATGATGGATGCAGTAAATGCACAACTAATGAAAAGCTCTGATTCTCGTATGCCAATTTCTAATACAAGTAAATCCGTAACAACCAGAGGTAGGCAACCTTCTTTTCAAAAATAGTCTATCTCTACATTATAAGGAGATGAAACATGTCTACTACTAAAGCATTTCGTGGTTTCGTCCCTGCTCGTAAAAAAGGTGGTGCTTATAATAATGAGGCTGTGACCGATATGATCACACTAACCTCAACAGGACAAGCACAAACACCAGCGAATAGTATTTTTACTGGTGATCCTGTCGTATTACCGGGAGCTAACTTTACAACTATCTCTCCGTATATTGCTGCAACTCTTAAACCTTCAGGGGTTTTCATGGGTTGTCAATATGTTGAGAATGGTGAACAAAAGTTCTCACGATACTGGCCGGGTGGAACAAGTGCCACAGACGTTAAATTTTTCGTAATTACTGATC